GTCTATTTTCCCAAAAGAAACGCGGACTGGTTCCTGAATTCTTAGATAATCTTTACACTAAACGTAAAGAGATGAAAAACAAGATGATGGAATGCCGTAAGAACGGGGATAAAGAAGGGGAGCAGAAATTCGATAGCATCCAATACGCTTACAAAATCCATCTCAATTCCCTGTATGGTTATATGCTCAACAAATATGCTCCCCTTGGAGATGAGGATATTGGAACATCGGTTACATTGACTGGACAAGCGGTAATCAAGAAGAGCAATGATCTGTTTCAGGATTATGTAAGAGAAAATCTACCGGATTTGTCAGAATCCTTATTACAACAAAGTTGTGTTTACGGTGATACGGACAGTATATTTTTATCTTTAAAACAATTTGGGCTAGAAACCGCATCCGATGAATTTTATAAGCTGTGTGATGATATTGAGGATTATATTAATATAAATATAACAGAATGGGCAAGAAAAGCCCTGAGAAGCACTGATCCACGTTTTGTGTTCAAGCGGGAAACCATTTGTGATAGCGGAATCTTCATCGGTAAGAAATATTATGTCCTTCATGTTTTGGATGATGAGGGAACCAAGGTGGACAAGTTCAAGTATCGGGGAGTTGATGTTGTGAAAACAACGATGCCCAAGAAGGTTAAGCCTTATGTTAAGAAAGTTATTGAACATATGATAACGTCTCAATCTTTGAAGGAAACCAATGATATGTTCAACGAGGCTTATGAGGAATTCAAGAATCTATCCATTGCGGAGATTTCCAAGATTTCCAGTATGAACAATTTTGCAGAATATTCCTCAAGGTGTAATGGTATGAACACTGTGAAAGGTATGCCATCCCATCTGAAAGCCGCTTATTTTCACGACATGATCATGGAACAGAACGGATGGGGTTCCAAATATGAGAAATTCAAGTCGGGAGACAAGGTTCGCATGGTATATGTTAAGAAACCCAACAAATACAATCTGGATATGATCGGATTCAAGGGGGACTGGCCAGAAGAATTTGATAACATCTTCACAGTTGACTTTGAAAAGATGTTTAGTAAAGTGTTTTATGCAGCGATTGAGAGATTTTATAGGGCAGTGGGTTGGAAATTGAGAAAACCCAGCGAAAACTTAACCGTAGAATTGGATGACTTGTTTGGAGAATAAATTATGAAAAAATACGATATTATAGAAGATAGAGAAGAACTTGAAAAAAATATAAGATGGCAATCTGAGAGGACTGCTCACTGTGTAAAACGAATTGATGAATTTCTAGAGGAATGGCAAACAGAATTTGGTAGAAAGCCCGTATTACAATCATGTATTGCTGGTATTGAATTTTTTGAATATCTATCGAAATCAGGATTTTCTAAAATTGTCGATGGGAATGAGATATGGTTGACATTATATGGGGTAGTCATTGAAGTGTATCGGGATTGGTCTGTCCACCCTCTTTATATTGAACTTAATTTGCAGTGATATTACAGTTAAATCCCACCATACCGATAGTTACCCCGAAAGGAAAGGGTTACGCGCATTTGATTATAGATTATTCCCAAGAACATGATCTATATTGGGTTTGTTTTATAAATGACACCAAAGAATGCTGGACATTTTCAAATTCTGAGATAAGAATAGATAACAACATAACATTACAAAGAATATGACACCCCAAGACGCTTATTTGAAAGGATTGACGGACGCAGAAAACCGAATCATTGACAACCTGATCAACCTTCTGAACGATCCCAATCATGACGTTCCTTTTCCCAATCCCAAGTTGGAGATCGTAAGACACATTATTAAAGATCGTTGTGATTATTATCATGATTTAGCCAAGCGTAATAATAACATGGGTAAGTCTTTTAAGAAAAAATTGAAAGAACAGAAAGAATACCTTGAAAAAACCAGATAATGAGGTAAGTTAATACATGACAGCAACATACAAAACAATTATGGATAAAGAAAAACACGTAGTAATCATCGACCAAATTGGACGCAACATCATCGGCAATTTGGTGAGAGAAACCGATACCACCCTGACACTCCACAATCCAGTTATTGTGTTTGTCCAGCCCGAACAAAGTGGACAGATTCAAGTTCAGAGCTTCCCTGTATTCTTCTTCGAATTTATCAACAAGGAATTCCGTGGACAAAACAATTGGACTTATCAAAAGGCTAATATCACTACAAGTGATGTCGTTCTGGATGAGAGGATTCTTGCCCAATACGAAAAGATCAACACCCCTCCGCTGGAACCGCAAGTTATTTCAAGTGCATCTCCCAAGGTTGTAAGCATTAACTCTCTGTAATGTCTCCCGAATCGTTCACATATTGGCTACAAGGCTATTTTGAAATCTCCGATAGCAATAATCTGAGTCCCCAACAGGTTCAGATCATTCGGGATCATTTGGCTCTGGTGTTTGAAAAGGTTACTCCTGATAGATCGGGACATGAATTGTTGGACACCGAATTTACGGGAGTAACATCCAAGCCATTAGGTGGGATTGATTGAACAAAGATCAGAACACCCAAAGAAGAAACAAGATACTGTTAAATTATGAGCAAAGATATTGATAAAGAATTATTCGCTTCTTTGAAAGCGTTGGATGATGTGGTGCCGTATTCGGCATTCCTAAGTGAATCCACCCTATCATCGGTTGATGATTGGATTGACACGGGAAGTATGGTGCTAAATGCCCTGATTTCCGGTTCGTTGTATGGTGGTATTCCAAATGGAAGAATTACACAATTTGCAGGACCATCAGGTGCCTTCAAAACTGGCGTTGTTCTAAACATCATGGCAAATGCCCAAAAGAAAGGGCTAATTCCCGTCATCTTCGATACCGAAGGTGCCATTGATCCTGAGTCCGCTGCCAAATTCGGTTTGGATATTTCAAAAGTAAAGTATGTGGGTTGTGAATCGGTTGAACAAACCAGAAACGCCATTCACAAGTTCCTTACTAATGTAAGAGAGAAGAAGCAATTCGGTAAATTCATTATCGTGATTGATTCTCTTGCCAACTTAAATTCTGAGATGGAACTGTCGAGAATGGATAAGGATTCCATGTCAGCAGACATGGGAACATTTGCTAAGTCGATCAAGAGTCTTCTCAAGCGTTGCACGAACATGTCAACTCTCACCAAGACTCCTATCGTCATCACCAATCATGTGTATGATGATCCAAGTGCTATGTATCCTTCTCTAGAGAAGAACATGCCGGGAGGTAAGGCTGCGGTGTATCTTCCATCCGTGACAGTTCAGCTTGCACGAAAGCTTGTCAAGGATTCGGAGAATAAGCAAGTTAGTGATAAGTTATCTGCTTCCCAAAAGAACTATTCTGGTGTTGTGATTCGCGCTCTAACTGTTAAGAATCGCTTCATCAAGCAATATCTGGAGGGAGAATTTTATCTCTCCTTTAGCAAGGGTATTGACAAGTATTTTGGTCTTCTGGAAATCATGAAGGGTATGGGAGTTGTTAGTAATTCTGGCTCATCATATACCGATTGGGAAGGAAATAAGCTTGGTTATTATAAATCATTCTCCAAGAATATTGATCTTTGGGAACACAAATTGCTACCCGAACTTGAGAAGCGCATCAAAATCCATTGGGCGTATGGTTCTTCTCCTGAAGATGATGATCTGGTGGCATTGGAAGAGGATGATGAATTAGATGCAGATTGAAAAAGGTATTCACCTGTTTCATGGAGATTGCTTGGAAGTCCTCAAAAAGCTTCCAAGCAATTCCGTTGATTTGATTCTAGCTGATCCACCATATGAGAAAATGAAGTATGCAACTTCATGGGATTCAATCATTGATCTGAATCAAATGTGGGAAGAGTTGAAAAGAATTAGGAAAGATAAAACTCCCACCGTGTTGTTTTCTCAACAACCATTCACTTCTAAGTTGATTCATTCAAATTTGGAAGAATATAAATGTGAATGGATTTGGGATAAGCATATTTCACGGGGAATGCAAACCGCCAAGTATAAGCCCATGGTGAGACATGAGAATATTTTGGTATTCGGTAATCCCAATCTTAATTATTACCCCGTTATGGTAAAACGTGATAAACCCATCAAACGAAAACTCTATAAAAAAGATAATACTTTTTTTATTGGAAAAAATGATGGGGAATATCGGGAATACACCCATAAAAATCCTGAAACCATTTTAGAGGGATTTTGGGAAAAGAATAAAGGTAAGATACATCCAACTCAAAAACCAGTAGCATTGTTGGAATACTTGATTAACACATATTCCAATGAAGGCGAATTGGTATTAGATTTTTGTTATGGTTCCAACTCATGTGGTATCGCAACTTTAAATACCAATAGAAAATATATTGGTATTGAAAAAGATGTGAAGTTTTATGAAGCTGGAAGAGATCGGTTGATCAATCATTTAAGCTTAACCAGTGGTGATAATTCACTGGCTTCTTAAATCCGCGTTCTTTAAACTCTCCAATATTGTTTAGAAGACTATCTTTTCTAACTTGCTCGGAGAAATAACCCATAACACCGTTTTCTTCATCCTCTTGCTTTTGTTTACGAGGTTTTTTTGGTTTTTGAGTTGGGCTTTCTTTTTCTTTAGCGTAAAATCTTTTATCAGCAGCTTTTCCAACATCAGAGAAATTACCGGATGTATCAATCTCTGCCGAACTAAATCCTGCCGCTTTTCTACCAGCGGAAACTTCTTGTTTTTCCAAAGCATCGGAAGATTTTATCAATTCTTTCCATTTGAGAACTATTTCAATTTCCGGTTCCGTTATAATACCCTTGGTTGCAACGCTTTTAAGAAAATCTGGAGTATATATGTCAAGAATATCTTCAACAGCTTTCCGTTTGTCATCTATCATTTCTTCAGATACTCCTTTTGTTTTACGGGATTCCAGATCACGTTCATATTCATCCGCAACATATTCGCTTATTTCTGCGGGAAATTTATTGATAAAAGCATCATAAAGTTTCTCCTTGGAGACTGGTTTATTATTTGATAATCTATCTTCCAAAGTTTTAATGATCCCACTCAATCCCTTAACATCTACGTTGTAATACTCAACTAATTCTTGATCATCCCGTAAGCCTATTAAAGTTTCGATAAACGCATCCAAAGGTTTTAAATCTTCGGAAGTTGCTTTATTGCTTGTGTCAATCACGATTCTCTCTTTGTTGCGAAGAGTTTGTAGTGTTCCGGGAGGTAGTAAAGTTTTGCTTCTTCTATTGATTTTAGTAATAATCGGCCAAACCTCACCCTTCATGGTTGCAAAATCATTAGCAGACATGGAATATTTCGTTTGAATACTGGTAGCATATCCTTTTGCTCTGTTTTTAAATTCTAATCTATCTTCAAGTATTTGTTTATATTTTTCAATATATTCAGGACTGGTTACTTGGTTGAAGAATTCTTCGGAAGTTGCAAGATTGGGTTTTTTATTTGCCAAGTATGAGATAATCCATTTGGATCGTTTATTACTATCATTTGATCCCGTTCCAATGAAATCGAGATAATCATCCTGTAATTCAGGAGATTTTTCCCACAACTTTGCAATGTATTGATTAACACTTGTATATTGAAAAGTTGTTTTAAAAATCTTCTCATATAATGCTTCCGTTACATAATCATTCAACAACTTAACATTTGCAGGAACTTTCCATTTTTCAAACAGTTTTTTTCCAATTTCTGGTCGAATCACATTGATAAAGTTTGCAACCTCTTTATTTTTTTCCGGTCTTGTTGAGGAAGTTTTCG